GAGAAGCTGGAAAAGCTGCTGACTTCCAAGAAGGAGCAGCGCGACAATCTGAACAAGGCTCTTATTGAGAGCGACAGCAAGGAAGAGCGCGCCGCGCTGGGCGAAACTATGTCCAAGCTGGCAGACGAAATTCGCGAAGTCGAAGAAATGCTGCAGGACGTTGACAAGCCCGCTGACAAGGGCGAACCCGCCGCAGCAAGCGCAGACCCCAACAACAACGAAAGAGGTATGAACGTTATGGCTACCATGAGAACCGACAACAACAACGATCCTGCAAAGCAGGCAGAAGCCCGCGCCCAGAAGCTGTTCGACAGCGGCAGAATGACCATTGACAACGCAGAAGCACGCGCCGCGCTGGTTTCCAGCGGCAAGCTGGCTACCCCTACCGAAGTCGCGGGCATCAACGACCCCGTGGGCGCACGCGTTTCCTCCATCGTTGACATGGTCAAGGTTACCAACGCAAGCGGCATGGGCGCATACAAGGTCGCATACGTTGACACCGACGCAGAAGCCAAGACCCAGACCGAGGGCGCAGCATACAACAACAGCGACCCCGTTTTTGGTTTCGTGGAAATCACCCCCCAGACCGAAGCTGTTCTGTCCTACATTTCCAAGCAGGCACGCAAGCAGACCCCTCTGAACTATGAACAGAAGGTCAACGAAAGCGCACGCGTTGCCCTGCGCAAGCGCGCTGCTGCCATCATTACCGAAAAGCTGCTGGCTTCCACTCTGACTACCAAGCTGGCTTCTTTCACTCTGGACGAAAAGTCCCTGCGCAAGATTGCGCTGAACTACGGCGGCGACGAAAGCGTTGTTGGTGCAGCTGTCCTGTTCATCAACAAAGCCGACCTTGTCACGCTGGGCGATGTTCGCGGCTCTGACAAAAAGGCAGTGTATGAGATTACCCCCGATGCCAGCAACCCCAACACTGGTATCATCAAGGACGGCGGCTTGTCTGTGCAGTATTGCATTGACAGCAATCTGACCGCTGGTACTCTGGTCTATGGTCAGCCCCATTGCTTCGAACTGGCTCTGTTCTCTGACTACGATATCATGGTTTCCGAGGACTTCGCCTTTGACAAGGGTCTGCTGGCTATCCGTGGCGACGTGGAACTGGGCGGCGCAGTTACCGTGAAGAACGGCTTTGTCGTTGCAACTACCGCCTAAGAGCGTCAAAACGAAACTATCCTAAAGTGAGGTAATGCGAAATGGCACAACTGACAGCTGCAGAGCGGCTTGCAAAAGTAAAAGCCGCTTTGGGCATGAGCGGCAGCAATTATCAAGACGAAACGCTTACGATCTATATTGACGAAGTGATTTCCGAACTGATTGACGCAGGCGTGCAGAAAGAGGTTGCAGAGAGCGCGGCGGCTGTCGGTTGTATTGCCATCGGCGTAAACGACCTCTGGAATTATTCTAGCGGCGGCGTGCGGCACAGTGAATATTTCAATCGCCGCATGACGCAGCTTTCCTGCAAGAAGGTGAACGCGGATGTATAGACCGATTGAAGCGGCGCAAATGACCACGCCCATGCGTTTGCAAACGCCCACAACCGAAAAAACGCTGGGCGTAAGCAAAAAGACATGGTCTGACGTTTCGGGCGTTGTCATGGTCAACATGAAGACGTACGGCGGCACAGAAAGAAACGACAACGGCGTGCTGACTATCGAGGACACCGCGCAAATTGTCTGCTGGTATCGTCCAGACATTTGCAGCGATTGCCGATTGATCCGACTTTCTGACGGCGCAGCGTTTGACATTCTTGGCGAACCCGAAAACATCGAAATGCGCAATCAGTTTTTGAAATTCAAAGTTCGCCGCGTCAAGGGTGGTGCGTGACCGTGGGTCGAATCAAACTGCAGCTGAAAGGCTTTGACGATATGCTAGAGCAAATCCAGAAAGCAGGCGGCGACGTGAACAAAGCTGCGGAAAGCTGTATTCGTGAATCTGCGCAAATCATGCAAGCGGAACTGAAAGCCGAAATGCAAAGTTCTGGCGTTGACGGCGGGCTGGTAAGCAGAATGCCACAGCCCGAAATCGCAGTAAACGGAAACAGCTACGCGGCAAAAGTCGGTTACAAAATGGGGGCTTACGATCCCGACAACCCCGCAGACGGCTACAAAGTCGCGTTTCTGAATTTCGGCACAGCGAATCGAAGAACCAGAAAGAACAAGCAGCCCGTATTGGTTGGCGGCGAGTGGGTTACGCTTGGAGCGGATCGCGGCGCAATCGCAGAGCATGGATTCATTGCAAGAGCGAAAGACGCAGCTAGACCGAAAATCAAAAAAGCGCAGCGGCAAACGCTGAAAAGTATTTTGGAGAAGGTGAGCAAATGAAGCAAAAGCTAATTGACATTTTGGAAACGTTCTGCCCCGACAACGTATTTTTGCAGGGCACACGGAATCCCGAAGAAGCTTACCCGTCTGAATTGCTGACCTACTGGACGAACTACACAGCAGACCGCGCGCACTATGACAACAAGGTTGATTCCGTCAACTGGAATTTCTACGTTATCTATTACGCAGACGACGCAGCACTTGTAAATACAAAGCCGTTCGAAATTGCCGCCGCGTTGAAAGCTGCAGGCTTTGTGCAGCAGGGCAAGGGGCGGGACGTTTTGAGCGACGAACCGACGCATACGGGATGGGCTATGGAGTTCACCTATTCCGAAAAACAAACTACAAAGGAGACTTAAAACATGGCTATCGAATACAGAGGTTGCAGAAAGCTGGTATATGCAGAAGTGCTGACCGACACCGCCGAGGGTATGACGTTCGGCGCGGTCAAGCCCCTTGCACCCGTACAGCAGATTCAGCGGGAAGTTTCCCGCAGCAGCGCAACGACCTACTACGACAACATGGCAGCGAACACCACTACCGCAGAGGGCGCAGAGGTGAACAAGTTCGTTATCGCTGTTCCTACCGACGACGTGCTGGCAGATATCGAGGGCAAGTATTACGATCCCTCTACCAAGATTTATTCTGACAGCCCCATTTCCGACAAGAAGTATGCTGTCGGCTATGTTCTGGGCGAAAAGGGCGACGAAGAAAACGAGGATTTCTGCTGGAAGAACAAGGGAACTTTCCAGGTCGAAGGAACTGAACACAACACCGAGGACGACGGCACGGATACCACCAACATTACCCTCGCTTTCACTTCCATCTATCCCGTTGCGAAGTTTGAGCATGGCGGCAAGGACGGCAACGGCGGCAAGTCCAAGGGCGTTCGCATCAAGAAGAACGACAACGTTATGACCGAGGACGTATTCTTCAAAACTGTGCAGACCGTGGACACTGTCTACGCAGCTGCGAAGGCATAAGGAAAGGAGCATGAACAATGAGCGCAAAAACTAAAAAGTGGATTGCGGCAGCTGGCGTTCGTGCAATCAAGACTGTTGCGCAGACCGCAGCGGCAACCATCGGCACTTCTGCAGCAATGGGCGACGTGAACTGGATTATGGTCGGTTCTTCCGCTCTGCTGGCTGGCATTCTTTCCCTTCTGACTAGCGTGGCGGGTCTGCCCGAAGTCAAGGAGGGCGAATAAGCAATGGCACAATTCGAACTGAACATTTACGGCGAGAACGACGAAGTTCTGAAAACCTACGCAACGGAAAAGGTGCGCTGGGGCGTATATCTGGAAGCTGCAAAGCTGAACGAGGAAATCGCCGAAATGGATGCTGCAGAAAAGTTCAACGTTATCAATCAGTTTATGAGCAAGATTTTTCCCGCACTGACCGACGCGGAACTTGAACTGGCTGACGGCGACGACGTTATGAACACGTTTAAGCAGCTTATCAGAAAGGCAAACAAGATCGCAGGCGGCAGCGGAAAAAACGTGTAGGGGGCGGGATAAAAACCGCCCCTGCAAGTATACATTTTGAATTGCTGGGAACGACGATAACGCTTGCGCGTTCGTTCAACGTTTCGCCGTTTGAAATAATGGCGCAGGACTGCGACGAAGTTATTATGCTTATCAATTATTTCATTGAGAAAGCAGAAAACGGCGGCGAACAGTCAGCAGCAATTCCCGCTGCAAACAGCAGCAATCAGCAAAAAATCAAAGTAAACAATAAAACCGCGACTGGCGGCTGGTGGTGATTTTATGGCAAACGGCGAAACTTTGGGCGCGTCTTTTTCGATTGACGTTACCAACTTAAAAGCAGGACTTGCACAAGCAAATCGTTTGATCCGAGAAAGCGAAAGTGAGTTCAAAGCAGCAGCAGCAGGAATGGACGATTGGAGCAACACTTCCGAAGGGCTGGAAGCGAAAATTAGTTCGCTGAACAACATTACGGAAATTCAGCGAAAGAAAGTCAATGCGCTGCAAAGCGAATACGACAGCTTGATTGCTGGCGGGCTTGATCCTGCAAGCAAAGAAGCTGTTGAACTGCGTACAAAAATCAATAATGAAACCACCGCGCTAAACAAGAACGAAGCAGAACTGCGAAAGCAGACGCAAGCACTTGACGAACTGCGAAACGGCAGCAACGAAGCAGGCGACGCAGCCGACGACATGGGCGACAAATTTTCGGGACTGAAAGCTGCGGGCGGTATTGCTGTAAAGGCAATCGCTGCAGTCGGTGCGGCTTGCGTTTCCGCAGTCGGTGCATTCTTCGGACTGGCTGAAAGCACACGCGAAGCACGCACAAACATGGCGAAGCTTGAAACGTCTTTCCAAACGGCGGGGCTTTCTGCAGAAGCAGCGGAAAGCACGTTCACGGAATTGTACGGCATTCTTGGCGACGACGGAACAGCAACCGAAGCAGCGCAGCAGCTTGCGAAGATTTCGAAAGACGAAGCAGACCTTGCAGCCAATACGCGCATTCTAACGGGCGTTATGGCGCAGTATGGCGACAGTATCCCGACAGAAGGCCTCGCGGAAGGAATGGCAGCCACGGCAGCTATGGGCGAGGTGCAAGGCGTTCTGGCTGACGCATTGGAATGGCAAGGCGTAAATCTTGAAGATTACAACGCGAAGCTTGCAACAATGGCGACAGAGGAAGAACGCGCAGCGTATATCCAAGGCACATTGACAGACCTTTACGGCGCAAGCGCGGACGCGTACCGCGA